CCGCTAGCCATGTCAATGACAGGCTCAAGGATTTCATCTACGGCAAAATCTACGACAGATTCTACTGCATCCCCAACCCAACCTACGGCTTTACCAACAGCTCTTCCAACGGGGGCCATCTAGGAAACCCTCGGTATTGGATTTTTACCAACCTTGAAGTACGTTATGTAATTACTTTCAGCGTAAGGGTCTGTATCATCCATTGCTATGTAGATTCTACTATCAGTGTTATTTTTCACTACTCGCTGTAGTAACTGCATTAACTTTAATACTTCTGATCCAGTAAACGAAGTACTGTAATGAGTTATACCTTTTTTTCGTAAATATTCCATGTATTCAAGACAGTTATTAAGGTAGTTTTTACCTGTATCTACATTAAAGGCACGTCCAACCATTTTATTTTTGTTGGCTCCTACACCACGGTTTGCCAAGAATACAGTATTACCAAACTGAATAGTATCGGCGGTATCGAGTGTACCTTCTTTGGCTATAATAGCTAATGCAGTAGCAATAGAAGTATCACCAGTTCCAAGCTGATCTATCGTCTTGGTTATAATCTCGCCGCTCTGTAACTGCTTATCGCTACTGTTTATGGTTTCCATTCGAGCCATACTAAAACTACCCAATCTCTAGAAAACTAGCGACCACGTGCAGCCTGTTAGCCGTGGCGGCGTTAACTTTTAGTATTTCACCTTCTGTAACTACTAGCGGGGCGGTCAGCAACTCTACCGTAGTATTCGCTCCTACTGCTTTTACCTTAAACAAACTAAATACAGAAGCGCCATTAGTAAGCGTAACAGTTATAGTATCCGCATTACCAGAATCTTCAGACACTAATATAGACTTAAATATAGCGGTAGTGGCCGTAGGACACGTATACAGAGTAGTTACACTCGTAGCCGTGAGATCTAATTTAGCGTTTTTATAGTTATTAGCCATTAGCTCATAAACCACGCTGTAGACTCTGCATACTCCTGCTTTAGAGCATCTTTGAGTGTGTTGTCTATTTGGTTAAAATACAATCGCAACGTTTCATTGCTCTGACTAAAGAACCCCGATTCATACTCTTCTGGAGCAAAAGACAATGGGGGAGACACAAAGTCCATACTTGTTTTAAAGGTTGACGACATTACCGCCTCCCATCAGGTCGTGTGTCTAAACGAGGAGAACCCAACTGCCATTGCACCCCTGCCGCAGTGGACTCAACCTTAATAGACATCTGTCTACCGCGCACGCGCATATCAAGCTGGCTGGTATACTTCTCTACAGGGGAAGTGGCCGATCTTGTAATTGTCCCGCTGCTGTTACCTCCTTCTGAATTAGGGCTGTTGTAGCCGGAACCAGAATCCTGAAGTGGAAACAACGACAACGATGCTACAGGAGAATCTGCTGTAGACCCATCAAAGGTGATATCCGGTAACACCTTAGACACAAGACTGAACCTGTGACCATCTTCTATGTCAAACTCTGCAGAAGTTATGTACGAGCTAATGGCAGCGGTGGTTGCTGTCTCGTTGTCGTCGATCCCTTCTTCGTGGTTGACTAGGTTATTGCTATAAGTAGCAGCCACCGGAAAATTTCGCATACCAGAATCTAACCAAGCAGTTCTAGCTAGGGTGCCGTAGTACCAAATCTTGTCTTGATGGTTGTAAATTACGTACCGGTCTACGGTTTCAGAATCACTCGAACAATAGAACCACCAGATTTCGTGGTATTCTTCGTTTGTGCCAGCAAATATCTGATCTGTTTGCAGGAGATTGAAATCGTTAAATACGTGCCGCAATAGATCGCACTTTAGCGTTTGAACCCTGCTGCCATCTGAAGTGTAGAACTTGTCTTTTCCCATCCAGTAGGAAGCCCCGTTAGCATAGGCTACAGCTTTATCAGAGACTATGGATATGTTCTCACCAACAAGCTGTGCGCCCCAAACTATCTGTCCTCCAACGTACTGTAAGCTATACATAGAAGTATCAGTCCACACATTTACTGCTTGCCTAGCTTGGTGCGCGGATACTATTTCTGAACCCCGTGACAATCGTAGACTACCGGCTTGGTTTGTTGCAGAGGGGGTCCAGTTTAAGACATCTTCTTGGTCTGACCAACGTATGAGCATAGGGTCTTGGGTTGTTGTGCTAATAATGTTTGGGCCAAAACAGAAAACAAACCGGTTTATGTCGGAGACAAGGATGAAGTTCTGAATCGTCGGTACGTCAGAAGCGCCGCCAACACCCGACAACAGTACAGCACGTGTGGAAACTCCGTTTGTAGCGTCCCATTGATATATTTGACCGCCTTTTGGACCAAATATAAGATCTTCCCCAAAATTAGATTGGGTCCACGTGCGTAAAGATACAGTAGAGGTACCGCCAGAACTCCACGTGCTTTCCCCCCATGAACCAGCGCCCCAACCATTAAGAGGCACTGCTGAGTCCGTACCTACGTTTATCTGATAGGCGGCATCAGTAGCTGACCCACCGTTACCTGAATCAGAAGCGTTAGCTGCTACAGAAGAAGTTATAGTGTATGTGTTGACACTGGGTACAGTTACAATCTCGTACTCTTGGTTTAGTACGTCTGCTGTTATAGCGCCTCCTAAAGACACCGCACTGCTAAAAGTAACAAAATCACCTACAGCCGCACCGTGGGTATTGTCAGTAACAGTCAGTGTAGTAGAGCCGTTAGTAGCCGCGAACGTAGCTGCGTTGGTAGTAGTTGCTCTAATCGGGGTAACGTCATAGTAGACACCCCCCTGCTCCAAATAAAATTTCTTGCTGGTGCCAATACCGGTTAGTTTCTGCCCCGCTAAAGTAAGCCAAGCCGATAACGATCTACAGATACCTACAAACGTATTACCGGATATCCTGCTCCAACCTCCTATTTTCTCGGGGAAGTTTTGCCTGAAACGAACCTTATCACAATCATACCAGCCACCTTCAGAAGAATACCTTGTAGCTTCTTTGTTTATGCCGGGTTTAAGCTCTAGCTTCTTAAAGGGCATTTACGCCTCCCCATACGCCGGTATAGAAGTTGCCTGCACAGTTACGCTGGTCTTTAGTTTAAGATCCGCTCCGCAATTTGCACACTTAGCAGCAGTTAACTCTGCACCATCTAGATCATAACCACAGGCATCACACACTATCTCTATGCTGTGAGAAGACACCACCGTGCCATCTGATAGTTGTTCAGCGTTTACTTCTTTCTTCATGCTACCGCCCTCATACGAGCAATTAGTCTCCCACTGCGTTCGGGAAGTTGTACATGCCACCTACTATCTTCCATCTGCCGTGCAGCTTCTCCCCAATCTGCGGCCTCCACAGCAGATATAAGTTTCACAAACTTACTAAAACGCGGACGACCAAGATTAAACATCATATTAGCAATTATAAGCTGCACTTCTTCTGGCAAAACGTCAAAACCTGTTATAACCCACTCACAATCATTAAAAACGGTTTTTAAATCTTCTTTTAACAACTCATCACTGCGTTCTTTTGTAATCGGAGCGCCTACAGGCCAACCATATTCCGGGTCAGACTCCCGCACCATATGACCTACACCACACGTTTCATGTCCTGCGGTACAGATGTATATAGACAGCACCTCGCCTTCGTCAGCGATAAGCTCAGATACGAGAGTTTCTTTGTTCATCTACCTTGACCCCGGTATCTCTTCCACGAACGACGTTTGCGCTTGTTAGCAGGTTTAGAATTAGGCCCGTTACCAATACTAGTTCGGTGTTTAATTTTAATTGGTTGCCATTCAGAAACACCAACACCTCTAGCTTTTACCGCCATTATTTAGCAACTCCTTTGACCTTCTCCCATGATCTGAGGCCACCCAAACCGAGCATCCCCATCAAAACCGGCATTAGTTCGCCCAAGTCCATTTTTGGCAACTCAATTAAATATCCAGCCTGCGCTAACCCAAAAACTAAAATTGGTTGAAGGACATAGGTATACATAAGCGCTACCCCGCAAGTCCATCCAATGAATGGACGCCATCCAGCAACAAACATAGAACGGTGAGCCGCCTCAACTTTGTTGATTCCAAGCTGCGCTAGATCGACTTGAGCTAGACTGTCTGTAAGTTTGGCCTGTATTTCGCGTTCAGCAGCAGCCCGCTTCTCTTTGTCTTCAGGTAAGAACCTCCCGGCAACTTCCATTACTGAAGGTAAGACAGCGCTAATAAGACCAATCATTCTATTTACCTTTCGCCATATACGCAGTCATGCCCATATAGGCACCGACAACACCCGCTTGACCTATATAGAACAGCCCAAATAGATCAGATAACGCTTTGATCCTCGCGTCTGGAAAAATAGGTAAGAAAACAGCGGCGGTAAAAAATAGCATAGAAACCATTGAAACCCAAGCCATTCTTCTTTGAGCATCCGCTTTCTCATGCTTAGATAAAGCATCTACAACTGCAAGTTCTGAATCGGACACTACGCCGTCTCCGTCTAAGTCTAACTCGTTATAAGCGCTGTTCTTCTGTAGTTTCTTCTGAACCATCTTACTTCCTTAACAAAGGATTATCTAAAGCGCGTTGTAATTTCTTATCTTGCCTCTTCTCAAATGCGTCCAGTTTTGAGTCAATACCGTTTATTTTAGCGTCAAAACGCGCTGATGCCGAGGAAACAATGTCACGAATCGTTTTCTCAGCCTGTCTCAACGCCTCTCTTGTCTCTGCGTCCAGTGTTCTAGAGCGTTTATCCACGCCAGAGACCCCAGCATACAGTTTAGTAGCATCGTCGCGCACATCTTGACGTGTATCGCGCACAATTTCTTGTATTTCCTGCGTTCTGTCCCTTAAAGAAGACATTTCTCCGTCTAAAACCACCATCTTTTCATTCAAAACGGCTAGTTTTTTATCAAATCCGCTTAAATCAGGCGCAGAATACGACGAAATCTTCTTTTTCATGTCCATGTAGTCTTTGTAG